CCCAGGTAGAAAATGTGATCACCAAATCTGCACCCAAGAATGTCCTTCCAGGAAGGAAACTCTTTCCAATCAATGGCAGTAACTAGTCGACGCTCCCCTGGGCAAGAAATCCGAAAACCCTGGATACTGGGGTGAGCGGGCAGAGTAATCCTCTTGGTGAATTTAATGAAGGCCTTGACAAACATAATGTAGTCTAGAAGGCCGTAAAAAGAGATCTCTCTGAGCATAGACTCAAACTTGGAACACAATTGCTCAACCCAAGTTTCCGAAAGGTCATCGAATGACTTGAAATCAGGTGTCTGAAGGAGGAAAAAGAAGCACTTGCTTATATTAGGTTTGAGAAGTACCCCTAAATGGACGTCGGGATTACCGTCTATGCCAGGAAAGGTCGCGATTGTCCTGGAACAGAAGGACCACTTGGGGTCGCCGGGGTCTTGACAGAAGTCGATGGTGTTAACCTCGAAGCGTATCCTCTTCTTGTCGTCTGTTAAGACCATTCCTAACTTCTTAGCTTGGGTTGGAAGGTCGATGACTCTGATAGCATCACCAAAATCGTCACCGCCTGTAAGCAGATTGACAAACTCGCGCGATTCTGGAGTATTCTTAAGACCAAAAACGCTATCGTCCCCATAACAAAGAAAGAAGATGATACGCGACCAATTTCCCTTTCGCAAAAGGTACTTTTTAGCGCGATCATACTTGGGGTCAGACGATAACGACATAACTATGAAAGTGTAATTCAATATGAGGTTACAGAGGCAGTTGAAAGTGGTAGTAGCTGAATGACCACTAGGGACGCCAGGACTGCACAAGAAAACGACCCCATTGGCGCTGGTTTGAGGAATTCGTAGAGAATGAGTCTGAGCTACAAACTTGTTCAACTGTTCAGATCTCTCGGAAGGGTCATTAGAAACTAGACCAGCAAACTTATACAACCACCAAATGGTCTGAAGGGCTAGATCTTTCACAGCTGGAGGGACTCGAGCGTCGTACTCAGAGTAATCACAAGCTGTGCCTATAGCTCCCAACCCTCCCATAGCCTCAACAAGCTTTGGGAGACCAGTGGCTATGTCCATGCCGACAGCGTGACCAAACTCACCCTTGGTGTTAGGCGTGTCATAAAGTGCTTCAAGTGGGTAAAGGGCTTCTCTGACAGAGATCCTATTGAAGAG